ACCCCTTGTCTCCAAGGGGTTTATTCCGGTGTCCGGAGCGGGACTTGAACCCGCAACCGCACGTCCTGAAACCCTTGATTTTCCAAGGCTTACGCGGTCAGTATACCCTCCCGTGCCCACATGTTGCCCACATTCGCGTCGATGAGCAGCCGGTTCATGCTCTCCGACACCGAGTCCAGATCGTCGTCGAACAGATCCGCGTACACGTCCAGGGTCATGGCCGCCGACGCGTGCCCGAGCTGCCGTTGGACGGCCTTGACGTTCGCGCCGCTCCTGACCATGAGGCTGGCTGCGGTGTGTCGCAGGTCGTGGACGGTCATGCGCGGCACGCCGGCCGCGTCGCACGCGCGCGTGAACCAGCTGGACCCGGTCTTGGGCGAATCGACCTGCATGATATAGCCGGTCGGGCTGGTCGGATCCGCGAACAGCAGATCATCGTCACCTTTCCCGCGCACGGGCAGCAATGGGGTGAGCACGGCGGGGAATATGACGGTACGCAGTTCGTGGGTCTTCGGCGTGCCGACGACGATCCGCCGGCGCACTTCGGTGGCGCTCTTGTTGATGTCGAAGCGGCGCCGGTCGAGGTCCACGTCGCGGATGGTCAGCCCGGTCGCCTCGCCCCACCGCAGGCCGGTCAGCCCGAGCGTCAGCACGAACACCCTGTAGGAGCCGCACGCGTCCGCGAGGGCGAACAATTGCGGTGCGGTGAGGTAGGTGTGGCGTGTGCGTCTGGGTTTGCGGGGCAGGCTGACGCCGCGCGCGGGATTATGGGGGATGAGGTTGTCGGCCACGGCGTCGTCGAGGATCCCGGCGAGGATGCCGTACGCCCTGAGGACGACGCTCGCGCTCTTCGCCTTGCCGTCGACGCGCCCGTGGGTCATGTCACCGACCCACTGCTGCACGCCCGCGCGCGAGACCTTGCCGATCCGGATGTTCGCCCAATACGCGGCCACGTACTTGCCGTACGCGCCCTCCAGGTCGTCAAGATAGCTGGGCTTCGCGTTCACCTTCTTCTTCGCGATCCACGCCGGCCACAGGTCGCCTATGGTGCTTTTCGCGCTCGCGGGATCCACGTAGGAGCCTTTGGCGATGGCGACGGTCACGTGGTCGGCCTCCCACAATTGGGCGTCCTTCTTGCGTTTGAACCCGCGGCGGTCGGTCTGCGTTCCGTCGGGCTTCCGGTATCTGACGCGGTAGCGGAGTTCGCCGCCTCCCGTTCTGTAGGTGGATATCGACATTTGGGTGTGCTCCATCCTCCGCTTCGATGCTAGGATGGCGAATCGAAGCGGCTAAAACTTTCCAAGGTTGACGTCTGTCTTCACCGCCCTTCACGGCGTTGCCGCGCCGTGAAGGGCTTTTTCGCGTTCATGCGGGATCATGTCGTGCAGCATGCTCCTGTAGTCCTCGACGATCTCCTGGGTGACGTTGAGCTCGCCGGCGATCAGTCCGGGTTTGCCGTCCCAGATGGTTTCGGCGGTCGCGTACTCCAACGGGCTGATGAGGCGTCTGGCGGTTTCTAGGCGTGTGCGTCGTTCGTGCCGGTTGCCGATGACGCCGGTGCAGGTCTGGTCGCCGTGGAGCCAGTGGACGAGCTCGTGCATGAGCGTGCAGCGTTTGCGCGTGTAGGTCATGCGCCGGTCGATGAGGATCAGCCGCTTCGACTCGTCGTAGAGTCCGTACGTCCTGTCGGGGAGCAGGGCGCTGCTGACGCGCACGTCCAGGCCGAGGATCGCGTTGCGCATCTGCCCGTAGGTCAATTGCGACAGGTCGGGCAGGAAACGCTTGTCTGTGATCATGTATCTCCTTTCGACTACTTCGTGTGCTCGATTGGCGAACACATGGCGTGTATCGACGACATCTGTTATATTGTTGAACCCGTAAGGTCAACTTGAGTGGATTACAGCTGGGTTCCCGAATGGGAGTAAGACTTTGGGTCGAGAATTCCTTTGCTCCTGGGGTTGGCCTTTCACTGTCTTTGCATGCGCGATATCTTCTCCTTCAGTTTCCGGATGACGTTTTCCGGGTCCTTGGTTATCTCGTCGACGATGAAGTTGGCGGCTGACTCCGAATAGATGTAGGAATGCTGTCCGTTTCTGCGTTCCTTGAGCGACGAACGATCGAACGTGTATCGCTCGTCCTGCTTCATTGAATAGCATTTGACGAACAGTCCGCAATGGTAGTTGGTGAATCTCGCGTCGTGGTTGTCTCCGTAGGCGAAGACCACACCTCGGCGTTTGAGATTGCGGTTGACGAGGGCGATGAGATCCTTCATTCGGTATGGATACCTGTCCGAAGGGTCTATGACCTGCTTGATGATCCGCGCATGAGAATCTGCATTGCTGTCGACGTGGATAGGAATGCCGGCTTTTTTCGACAGGACGAATTCGGTACGGTAATAAGCGGCGTATTTCACGTCGTTCTCCTCGTCGGAGACGTGATCGATCTCCTGCTGCGTGGAGAGCAGCCGTTCGGCGACTTCTGGAGTGTATTTTGCTCGTATGGTCTGCCCGTCGAGATCGGTGCGGTTGACCGACAGCACAAGGTAGTTGTCGGGAATCCTGTCGCAAATCTCTATGCCGTGGTAGGCGCGCAGCTTATCGTCGTAGTTGCGGATGTTCGCCTGGAATATCGGACCATAGGTGATTTCGTACTCCTCGACAACGAAGTGTGTGCCGGTGTTACGCAGTTCGTTGATGGACTCGATGTTGAGCCTGACTGGATCCTTGTCGTTCGTCATCGTCTTCTTGATGCAGTCCTCAAGTGACAGCGTGCGCTGGGACTTCCCCGGGTAGAAAATTGATTTGTATCCGTCTCGCTTTATCAGATAGGCTTTGAGCATGAGTTCCCACGCGTTGCACAGGAAGAACGCGCAGCCCTCGACGCGGTAGCGTATCGTGGGCCGGTTGAACAGTTCGATCGCCAGAATGAACGCTTCCTGGGATTTCTCGAGAAGCCGCTCGTAAGCCCGCTGCTCCTCCGGCTTCAGTGTTTGCGTGCTGTTCGTCATCTCATATTCCTTTGCGTGGGTCGTGCTTAAACGTGTCGGATTCGACACGTTTAACGATTCCTGTCAAACCCGTCGAATTCGAGGGGTTTAGGCGGCGTCGTTCCCTTCGTCGTCGAGTTTGTGGTCGCCGTGGTAGGCGGCGAGGCCCACGTCGGGTTTTCCGAGCTTGCTGATGGTGCCGGCGATCTCGTCGTCGGTGGCGTCGCGTTCGGCGATGTACCGGTCGAGGTCCTTGGGGTCGCCCCGCCATACGGGCTGGTCGGCGAGCGATGGGTCGCGGTCGAGACGCGCCGCGATCTCGGTGAGCAGGTCGTCGTTGGTGGCGTTTTTGAGTGCGGCGCGGAGGGAGGCGGCGCCGCGTTCATCTTCTCGTAGGTAGTCGAAGGCGACGAGGGCTTCGACGGGGTCTTTATGGTAGGCGCGGGCGATGAGGATGACGTTCTCGGCGGTGAAATTCAGATCATTATTGAACTGACGCCAGGCTGTTGCTGAGGATATCCCAGCTTTGTTTGCGAGTTCATTAATGGTTTCGCCGTTCATTGCTTCTTTGAGCCATTGATACTTATCCATGCTTTTCATTATGAAATAAATTGCTTTTCATGTCAAGACACGCCGGAGTGTTTTCATCTTGACAAATTCGTTTTCAGGTTGTTTAGTGATTACCGGAATGAAAACACAGACTTCAAGATGAAGAAAGGTTGGTGGTTGCGGTGAGGCTCAGAGACATTCGTACGGGCGACATAGGGCTGGCCGCATGCCTGCTCGTTGATTTCTGTCACGACATGCGGGCCATGCTCCGCGATGCGGATGGCGTCACGGAGCGGAAGGTCAACGATTACGAGGCCCGTATGACGACGAAGTTCTATGAGGAGATCAACTCCCGATCTGCGGAAGCACCTGAGCCGCCGACAAGCCCCACACAACAGCGTTCACGCCAACCTGAGCAAGGAGCGGAATCATGAACTGCTCGCGGAAAGTCTTCCATGTTTCGGAATGCTTCGTCTTCGCCTCGGCCACACGCAAGGCGTTGGACAGCCTGTCGAACGCGATAGAGAGCTTGAAATCGCCGGTCAGATCATACTCGTCCAATGCGGTGCGGGCTTCGCTGACCAAGCGTGCGATGTACACGACGAGTTCGTCCGGCAGCGAGTCGTCCTCCCTGACGCATTTGATCGCCTCGTCGATCATTTTCGACATCCGGTCACGCGCAGTTTCGGAATATTCGACGGTGGACATGGACATCTTTTCCGCGACGGTCTGCAATCCCATGAGATCGCCATCGGACAACAGACCTTCGGTGTCTTTGAAATTGATTCCGTCCAGACTCCATTTGACTCGCCCAGTATTCGTCGTGAAGGTGTTTATCGCGGAACTCTTCCATCGTGTCAGGCATTGTCTCATGAGGTGCACGTCCATGCCGGCCAGTGCCCACGAATCGATGGCAGATTCCACCTCAGCCAAGGCTGCGACGACGTCGGGGAACTTGTATCCCGCCTCATTTGCTTTGTTCGAGGACCCCATTTCGAAGAAACCCAGTAGGTATTCCGCTGCGTTCATCTGATTCTTCCTTTCCCCGTCGTGTGACGGACTTGTTTTCCGATCAATCTCAAGCCTATCGCGGCGAGGAAGGGACCCAAACCGTAAACCAAACCAATCCCCAGTGAAAGGAGTTGCCCTATGACCGCGCAGCCGTTGTTCCGTCCGGAGTTCCTGGAGCGGACGAAGCGCATGAGCGGGTTGAAGACGGACGCCGCGTTCGCGGGCGCCATCGGCGTCAGCGAGAGCGTGCTGAACAAGGCGAGGAGGACGAACGTGTGCACGCCGGCCATGCTGGTCGGCCTGTGGCGCGCGTTCGGATTCCAGCCCGGCGAGATCTGCTACATCGCGGACGACGGAAAAGAAGAAAAGGCCGCAGCTGCAACTGCGGCCGAAACCAAGTGAAAGAAGGTTATCAAATGGTTGATTCCACAGTACAGCCGTTCGAGTTCAAGGGCAACCAGGTGCGCGTCCTGACCGACGGCGATGGAGCGCCGTGGTTCATCGCCAAGGACGTATGCGACATCCTCGGAACTCATACGAAAGATATCCGTGCAACCCTAGACGAAGATGAAATCAGCAATGTCGATACTATCGACATTGGCGGTTTTTCAACGGTTATCGATGTTTCCAATGGCGGCCGATCCCCGATTATCATCAGCGAGCCTGGCTTGTATCGGCTGGTGATGCGCTCGCGGAAGCCGGTCGAGCTGCTGCTCGCTGCCATCGGAGAGGAGATGGCGCGATGAACGGACAGATAGAACGTATCCCGTTCCATGGGAGCATGCTGCTGGCGCAGAAGGTCGACGGTGACGTGTTCACCGCGTTGAAGCCCATCTGCGAGGGTATGGGCATCGACCCGAATGGGCAGATGCAGCGGCTCAAGAAACAGCCGTGGGCAGTTGCGTGTGTCATACACGCAACTGGTTCTGACGGCAAGACGTACCAGATGTTCGGTGTCAATCGCAAGACGCTCACCATGTGGCTGGCGACCATCGACACCAGCCGCATCAAGGACCCGACCGTCCGCCATAACGTCGTCACCTACCAGAACGAGTGCGCGGAGGCGTTGGACGCGTACTTCAACCATGGGGTCGCGGTCCGTGACCACGATGATCCGGATCGGCGCGTCCGCATCCTGTCGGAGGCGATGCTCATCGCCCAGCAGGAGATGCAGTCCAAGGATCTGACCATCACCCGTCAGCAGCGGGAGTTGGACGAGCGTCGCCCGCTCGCCCTATTGGGCGAGGCGTTCGTCAGCACGGATGGGACGATGAGCGTCACGCAGGCCGCCCGACACTTCCAGACGATCGACCGACGCATGACCCGCGACATGATCTACGGCTTGCTGCGCGGCGCCGGTTACGTGGAGACGCACGGGAACGCGCCCACCAAAAAGGCCATCAAACCGGGCTACCTGGTGCAGCGCCAGCACATCCGCGACGACAGGAAGCTCGGCAAACCGTACGCGAGGTTCACCACGAAGGGCGTGAACTGGTTCATCCGCCGTTTCATCTACGGGGACGGCCAGCCCGCATTGGAGGGGGTGGACTGATGGCCGAGGTGGAGTTGTGGTCGCCGCAGGAGGCGGCGGACTGCCTGGGCAGGTCGGTGAAGACGCTCGGCAAGTGGCGGAGCCTCGGACAGGGACCGGCGTATCTGCGCGACAGCGTGAGCGGGCGCATCAGCTACGTACCGGACGTGGTGCTCGCCTGGAAGAAGGCGAACCTGCGACGGCGCACGGAGACCATGCTAGGTGACTGCAGGAGGCTCAAATGAGCAGACACCGCAGACATCGCAAGACGCCGACCCCGTTGACGGTGAAGCAACGGCAGCAGAAGATCGCGTTCTGCATCGTCGCGGGCGCCGGGCTCGTCCTGATCGCGGGCTGGGGGTTGGTCTGGTGGATTGCCGCGCTCACGGATGGCGTGTTCAGCGTGCTGCATTTCCTGGCGTTCGTGCTTGGCGGTCTGCTGGGCGTGACGCTGCTGCGCATCGCCGACCACGAATGCGACGGCGAATAAGAGCTTCCCGGCGTGGACTCGTCACCACGCCGGGCGGAACAAAAAACAAATGGGCGTCGCATCCGAGCCCTAGGAAAGCGAATGATGCGACGCCCGACACCACTCAAGTGAAAGGAACAACGATCATGGTGTCACAGTCAACAGTAACCGACAACACCGCGGAAGAGAGTGTGATCCTGCCCTGCGGATGCAGCGTCAGCCTGCCCTCCATCCTCACGCGCGGAAGAGCTGCAACCGAAGCGGAACCCTCTGCCGAACCCGACGAGACGCGCATGCTGCACCGGTATCGGGACATGCTCGACGATCTGAACGACATGCTCGCATGCCTGCTGCGGGAGACGAGCGTGAACGGGCACACCACGCCCCAGCGGACGATCATCGGCATGCTGCAGAGCGCGTGCAACGTCGCCGAATGGGTGAACGCGGAGGAACGTCGCATCAAGGCGGGGAAGGACACACGATGAGCGGCAAGACGAACCCGTGGAAGAGCGTTGCCGACGTCTACTGCCACGTCGACTGCCTGTCGGACGTTGCTCCCGGCGACGTCGTCTATTTGAGCAACGCGGGCGGTCGCTGATGGTCGCGTACAAGGTCGGCGGCGTGGTCCGCTGCGACGGGCTGACCCACCTGTACGTGTCCGGGTTGACGGGCCGCAAGTACACGATCGGCGGCGCTTCGACGATGCGCTTCCACGAAGCCAGACGACCCGTCGCGGACAAGGTGGGAGAGAAGTGAACGGTTTCACGCTGCTCGTTCCAGGCGAGCCGATCGCCAAGGGCAGGCCGCGCGTCTACAACGGGCACGGCGTCACGCCGAAACGCACGCGCAACGCCGAAAACCGGATCTACGCGGAGTTCCGGCTCAAGTATCCGGACGCCGAACCGTTGCAGGGGCTCGTCCGCGTCGATTTGGAGTTCTGGAAGCCGAAGCGCGGCAAGCCCGACGGCGACAACCTGTACAAGCTCGTGACGGACGCGTTGAACGGCGTCGCCTACGGGGACGACAAGCAGATCAAGGAGCATGAGGTCCTGCAGCGCGAACCCGATCCGATCGTCAAGGGCAGACGTCCGGGCACGTGGCGGAAACGCAAGACGGGGGACCCGCTCACCTGGCACGGCGTCGAATACGAGCCGCACACGTACATCCGCATCACACCCCTTCCCGAATGGGACCCGAGGAAATCAACCCCAACATCAACTTCAACTCAAGTTAAGGAGAAGACATCATGACGTCGAACACGGATTGGATCGTGCAGACGCTGATCGACGACGAGAACATGCCTGCGGATCTGGCGAGCCTGTATCCGGCCGCTTCCAGGATCGCGGACGCGGCGGCGCAGTTCGTGGACAAGGCCGACCAGGCGATCGAGAAGAAGGGCCTGTTCGGCCGGCAGGCGGAGGTCGTGGCCAAGTGCGTGGACATCTGCCAGCACGTCGTCAAGGAGGGCGCGGCCATCAGCCGGCTGCTGCGCAACCCGCTGGGCAGCCAATCCGAGCTGGACGAGCGGAGGCTCAGGGAGCAGGAGCGGCTGCGGGACGAGGCGTCCGACATCGTGCACGCCGAGGTCGTCCAGGAGCTCGAATCCGGCGACACGGCACGTGGGGCGTCGGATGAGTGACGGCCGTACGTACATGGCGCGTTGCCGGCAGTGCGGCTGGCTGACCGGCCCGACCTCGCTGGACGTGGCGATCGAGACCGCGAACCGGCATAGGCGCCAGATCCGCACCCATGATGTGTCGTGGGTGCCCATCAAAGCGAACATCACCGTAGGAGGAGTGAAGCAATGACAACGACAAGCGAGACACTGTTGGCGCCGCCCGCGCCGCCCAGCATGGACACGGTGCCCGTGGAACGGCGGGACGAGGAGTTGAAGGTCGACCTGCTGGCCCGCCAGGCCATGCGCATCGCCGACCTGACCGAGCAGATCAAGACCCGTCAGGAGGAGATCGACGCGATCAAGCGGCAGATCCTGGACACGCACGAGCCCGGCACCTACCAGGCCGGCGGACTGAAGGTGCAGGTCAAGACCGGAAGCCGGCGGCTCGACGCGAAGAAGTTCACGGCGGCCTACAAACCGACGGAGCATCCGGAGCTGTTCGAGCTCAAACCGAAGAGCCTGAGCAGCGTGGAGAAGCTGGTCGGAACCCTGAACCTTGAGGGCATGGTCGTGCAGGGCGCGAGCACGGTGGTGGTCTCATGAGCGTGGACATGCGCACCCTCATCCGCAGCGAGGTCGAACGCTGCCTGTTCGCCTACGACGTGCTGCCCGAAGGCGACGACACGATCATCATCGCCGCGACCAGCCTCGACGACCTCACCGGAGAGCTGACCCGGTCGATAGGCCGGATCCTGGAAAGGGGCATCCATGAGCAGCTTCAGTGACGGCGGGTTCGAGATCCGCCGCGAACCCGAACGAGACAGCAAAGCCGGAGGATACGGGTTCGGCCTGTGGATCCACACGGGAGGAGGCCACTACAAGCACCTGCCGATCAGCAAGGCCGACGTGGAGATCATCCGCCGCGAAGCCGGCCGCGCGTTGAAGGAGCTGAACGATGAACGCCGATGACATCCTCGCCGTCGCCAACGCGCAACGGCAGACGACGCAAGAACCGCAGACGTCCGACACCGATAGGGATTCGGATCTGTGGCCCGAGATCCGCCGCATCATCGAAACCCGCATGAGCAGCCAGCCGCGCGACCTGCAAAGGGAGATCGGCCCAAGCGAACTGGGCACCTCGTGCGTGCACTGCCTGGCCGCCAAACTGGCCGGTTGGCCGGAGCGCCGGCGGCCGGCGTGGCTGCCGTTCATCGGCACGTGCGTGCACGCCCGCTTCGAACAATGGTTCCAGGAGAGCGAGGAGACCGTGTTCACCGGTCCAGCGCCGGAGGACGAGCGTCGCCGGTTCGTGCCGGAGATGCGCGTCACCGTCGGCCACCTGCAGGGACTGCACGCCGGATACGACGTGCGGGGGAGCATCGACCTGTACGACAGGAAGACCGGCAGCACCATCGACTGGAAGATCGTCGGCAACACCACGCTCACCAAGGTCAAGGCGCACGGGCCGTCGCAGCAGTACCGGGTGCAAGCCAGCCTGTACGGCATCGGACTGAAGAACCGCGGGGAATCGGTGCGGGCAAGCCGCATCTATTTTCTGCCGCGCAACAAGGCCGGCCTGAACGACGCGCTCCCATGGCAGGCCGGGTTCGACCCGAAACCGGGGGTGTGGGCGCTCGCCAGGGCCCAGCTGCTGGTCAACCTGATGGACTGCATCGAGCAGGCCGAGGGGCCCGAGGTGCGGGACAGCTGGATCAAGCAATTGCCGGCGGCCGGATCCGACGGGTGCTTCCAGTGCAAGGGCAGGGTGTGGCCGGATATGGGCCAATTGCCTGAGTTCGACGAGCGTCCGTGGCCGGACGTGCCCGACAGGTGGCTGCGTCTCATCCCGCTCATCGGCCCCGAATACCCAGAACCGTAACGATAACCGAAACGACAACCGAAAGGAAACGATAATGTTCGGACAGCAACCGCAATACAACGGATACAACGGCTATGGCCAGCCGCAGCCGATGCAGCAGTACTGGCAGCCCATGCCGCAGCCACAGCAGGCGAGGATGAGCGCCAGCCAGATGCTCGACCAGATCGAGAGCCAGTCCAGCAAGGGAGCGAAGTTCGAGCGGCCGGGCGACCGGATCAGCGGGATCATCGAGAAGGTCACCGCCAACCAGGTGAGCGACTTCAACACCAAACAGCCCGCATTCTGGCAGGACGGAAGCCCCAAGCTGCAGGTGCTGGTCACCATCAACACGGGTGTCACCGACCCGAACGTGGAGGATGACGACGGGTATCGGACCGTGTACATCAAGGGGTGGGGCGAGCAGCGTCGCGCCTGGCTGGACGCGATCCGCCGCGCCGGCCTGCACAAGGCCAGCGACATCAAGCCGGGCGACCGGTTCACGGCCGTGTTCACCGGCTACGGGCCGTCGCAGAACGGCATGCAGCCGCCGAAGGTCATGGAGTACACGATCGAGCACCAGTCGCTCGCCGACATGGCCATGAGCCAGCCACAGCCCGTCATGCAGCAGCCGGCGCAGTCCGCGCAGCAGGGGTTCGTGGACCCGTGGAGCGGCCGCCCCATGCAGCCCGCTCAGCCTGCGCCCGCGCCGCAGCCGGTGACCATCCCCACCCAGCAGCCGCAGTCTTCGCAGCCGCGTGTGGATGCGCAGCAGATCCTCCAGTTGAAGGCGTTGGGCAAGCCGCCGCAGGAGATCGCCGGCATGCTCGGATTGAGCGTCGAGCAGGTGACCGCGGTCACCGACCAGGCGAACCCCGGCATGCACGGCGGCGAGGATGCGAGCGAAGCATTCTAGACCACCAGTCAACCGGCAATCGGGCCGGCGCCCATCGGCGGCGCCGGCCCACCCAACGCAGCGTACATGTAAGGAGGTGACGTCATGGAGGACGTGTTCGGCTACCGTCAGGCCGCACCCGTATACCGGCGGGCCGGGTGGACGCAGGTCGTGCCCCTGCCGCCCGCGGCGAAATCATTCCCGCCCAAGGGCGTGACCGGACGCCTCCAGCAGCCCGTCACCGACCGGCAGATCCGGGAATGGTCGCAATCCAACCCGGACGGCAACACGGCCATCGTCATGCCCCGAGGCGTGATCTGCCTTGACGTGGACTCGGCCGAGGGACACCAGAGGAAGACGGACGGCGCCCTGGAACTCGCCGACCTCGAACAAAGGCTGGGCGTGCTGCCGGCCACGTGGTGTTCGAGCGCGCACGGCGGGGAAAGTCCGTACCGGCACCGGTTCTACCGAGTCCCCGAAGGAATCGAGTTCGACGGCGGGGCGGCCGAGAGCATCGACGTCATCCAATACCATCACCGGTATTGCGTCGTCTGGCCCAGCGTGCACCCCAGCGGCGAATTCTACGCATGGTACACGCCCGACGGCCGGCCCGCCGACAGGATCCCCACGCCAAACGAGCTGCCGGCGTTGCCGGAGGCGTGGGTCCGGTTCCTGCGCAAACCCGAACGGGAGGAACGGCCCCGTCCGACCGGTCCGGCCATCCGGCCGAACCTCGGCGACGACACGCGCATGTGCAAGGCCGTCAACACGCTCCTGCGGCGGACGTTGGAGAACCCGGCGTCCAAGGGCAGCAGGCACGACACCATGCTGCACGCCGCATGGGCTTTCGTCCGATTCCAGGAGGAGGGCCATCGCGGCGCGTTGGACGCGCTCAGCCAATTGAAGCCCTACTTCATCACGGACATCGCCAGGGACCGTCAGGGCGGGGAGCGGGAGGCCGAACGCGAATACGCCAGCATCGTCCAAGGCGCATTGGAGAAGAATCCCGGAGCGCAGGGCCTGCAGGACCCGTGCGAACGGACGCTGATCGACCGGCTCACCACGAGCGAGGCCACCCTCATCAACCAGCAGGCGGAGGCAACGGCATCACCCGATGCCGGACAGGTGCCGGACGGCACCGATGGTCTGCCGGTCGCGCAGGCCGTCCAAGCGTCGTCCACGTGGCGGTTCGAGGACCTCACGCAGCTTGCCCAAAGCGTCGACCTGCCACCCACACCCACCGTGTTCCAACGCGAGGACGGACAAGGGTTGTTCTACCAGGGCGCGGTCAACGACGTGCACGGCGAGCCCGGCTGCGGCAAGAGCCTCGCCATGCAGGCCGCCACGGCCCAGCAGCTCAAGCAGGGCAACCATGTGCTGTACGTGGACTACGAGGACACGGCCCGCAACGTCGTCAAACGCCTCCTCCTGATGGGCGTCAGCGCGGAGGCGATCGTCGAACGATTGCACTACGTGCGACCCTCCGGCAAGAACACCGGCCCCACCAGCATGGAAGGCTGGCGGGAGACCATCCGACTCGCCTCGGAATGCTCGCTGACCGTCATCGACGGCGTCACCTCGTGCCTCGCCTACCAAGGGCTGGACTCCAACAACGGCGACGACATCGCCGCCTGGTACAACACCTACCCAAGAATCCTCTCGCAGGAGGGCACCGCCGTCGTGCTGATCGACCACGTCGTCAAAAGCAAGGACAACAGGGGCCGGTACGCCGGCGGCAGCATGCAGAAACTCGCCCTCATCGACGGCATCAGCTACAGCGTGAGCATGAGCCGGCCCGTCGGCAAAGGACTGCGCGGCACCATCACCCTCAAATCAGGCAAGGACAGGATCGGCGAAATCGAGGAGCACTGCGCCCCAACATGGAGCGGCAACGGCAGCCATCTGCGCGAGGCCGCACGCATCGACGTCGACTCGACCGACCCGCAGCACATGCGCGTCCAAATCTGCCGACCCAACATGATGCCCACCGGCGACGGCGAGGCGGGTGAGGCTGGCGAGCCGTTCCGTCCGACCGGGCTGATGGAGCGCATATGGAAGATCGTCGACACATACAACGGAGAGCCGTCGCTTGCCGACATCACTGATGAGCTCAAGGCAGACGGGTCAGGCGCGAGACGTCAGACCATACGAACCGCCATCAGACTGCTGTTGGAGGAAGGGTACCTGACCGGACGGGGAGGCATCCGCAACAGCACGCTCTATTCGACCGCCGTCGAATACCGGCAGGTAGACGATCCGAAATCCGATGCGTACGTAGACCGGATGAGCCAACGCGAGATGGAGGATCTGAACGACAGGGAAGGAAGACAGAACTCGTTTGAAATCTAGTCGTTCCCAGTCGTTCCCAGTCGTTCCGAGCCGTTCCCGGAACGACTGGAGCACCTGAGACGAGCCGTTCCCGTCCATCCCCAGCCACACTACGTGTGTGGCTGGGTGGTGGGAACGACTCAGGCTCGCCCCTCCGGAACACCGAAAACCGACCCTAGTCGTTCCCGACCGAAAAAACCAGCGAAGGAGACATCATGAGACTCACATTCCTACAGCAGATGGAGCAAACCGCCAACGTCTTGGGCGGCCAAGGCACATCATCCATCCCAGCCCTGAGAAAAACGTTCAGCGAGGACGATGAACTGCGGGACTTCGACCCGGCCAAAGCCCTGGAGATGCTGCACATCCTCAAGATCGTCAGCTACACGAGAGTCAAAGCGCCGAGAGGCACGGCGCGCGGCCACTACATCGCCCACAGCGACATGGCGCTCGACTTCTCCATCTTCGGTTTCACGAAACCGCAGCCCATGCCGGAGAACGAGGAGGAGAACGCCACACGGATCCAATGGGCCAACGACCTGCGCGCCATCGCGGACTGGCTCGACACGAACTGCATCAAGGAGGACTCCGATGAGAGTGCATGAGCGGATCATCATCACCTACATGGCCGCCGACATGGATGGCGAATCATGCAGGCAGATACCACTGGTCGTGTTCGAGCACACCAAACACGACCAGTGGGTGCCAACGTTGACCGGTTTCGCGCGCGACGACGTGCCCGGCACCCATGGTATCGGCCTGCGGGTCGAGCTGGCCAAGGCCGTCGACGCGCTGTACCGCCAGCTGTACGACATCGCGTTCGAGGACTGACGATGGGAGTCAAGGTCAAAGCCCGTGAGCGCAAGCCGCCGTGGCTGCACCGGTTGTGCGCGGATGGGGCGGGCGCCATGCTTCGGGACGTGCTGTGCGAAGGCTGCGGGCACTACGTCTGCCAGTGCCGTGACGGCGTGTGGGAGACATGGGATCCCGGCGTCGTCACGGGCGGCGACCTGCCCGTGACGATCGTGCTGCGCCGATCCCTGACCCGCATCGTCCGCCATCCCGACGGGCAGGTCAGCCTGCGCGACGTGTGCGGCGTCCATGGGTTGGATCTGCAGGGCGAGTATCTCACCGGACACTGCTGCGGCCTCACACCAGTCAGCACACGCCCCTACAAGCCCCATAACCGCAAAGCCAGGGCCGGTCGGATGGATTGGCCCGACGTCATCTACCCGTCCACGCTCAGCAGGGATCCGTGGGCGGCCGACATGGAAAGGACCCTCCTCATATGAGCATCGACATCAGTGCAAAGGCGTTAAGCTCGCTGCAGGCCGAAGGCAGCGTCAGCAAGATACCAGCCGAAGCGTACACGCTCGGCTACCAACGCGGATGGGACGACGCGCTCGCGCTCGCCATCCAGGTCGAGCAGGCCATCAACAACAGCGACAACCTGTTTTCGGACAGGATGCCGGCATGAGCATCGACTGGCAGTCGGACCCGGAGTTGGCCGACCTGGTGCGCCGTGCCCGCAACGGCGAGCGCATCGTGGATGATTCCGACGTCGAGGCGGATCGGCGTGAGGCGCGGAAGGCCAGGAACCGTGAGGCGTCGCGCCTGTGTCATGAGCGTCGTCGCGCACGGCTTAAGGCCATGAGGGATGGGACAATGGAATAGGCGAAAAGCCCGGCATTCCTTCGAACACCGGGCTTCCACGTGTGGTAGCGGGAAGCATGATAGACGAAGGAGCCGGGAATGTCAGTCACCGTATGTCAGATCTGCGATACGCCCATCGATGACGGGTACACGCTGTGTCCCGCGTGCGAGCTCGACTTCGCACTCCTGCTGCTGCAGTTCGTGCCATGGACGCATGCGCTCGAAGCCTCGCTGGACGCCACATTGCATCCCGGAGGCCACCAGCCAACCAGGATCATCACGCCAGTCGCTCCGACCCCGCTGAGATTGGACGTGCTCGACCACATCGACCTGCTCGCCTCGATCGCCCAGGGACTGTGGCGGCGCCTGCAGGGCGTCGACATCCTGGATTGGAAGCGCGACCTGTGCCCGGACATCATCGGATGCCTCACCGACGCCGCCATGCATCCGCGGCTCGCACATCTACCGGACATCGGCATGTACGTCGCGCAGTTCCAACGGCTCAAACCGCTGACGCTCGGGATCATCGACCCGCCCGACCGGGCGACGCCCATCGGCCAATGCCTGACCTGCGGTCTCACCATCACCGCAAGCGCAAACGCCACCATCGTCACCTGCCCCACCTGCGGCCGCGAGCAGACGGCGAGCGCCGTGCGATTGGATCTGCTGGAGCGCAGCATACGCAGCGGCAAGGCGTTTACGGCGGGGGAGTGCGCGCGGCTATTGCGGTCGTGCGGGTATCGGATCAGCCGCAAGACCATCACCTCGTGGAAGACGCGTGGGCTGATCGCGCCGGCCGGCGCTGACGATACGGGGAAACCCTTGTATCCGTTGGCTTGCGTGGTGGATCGGCTGCGTTGCGACACGCCGGTGGACTGACGTTTTTGGAAGTGCATCCGATACTTGTCAGTGGATTAGAGGGTCTGAATCATGGCAGTGAATCACGTTCAGGCCCTCGATTCATATCCGATGGATGGTTGGCGGAGCAGCCGAACGCGCACGATTGCTAGTCGTGTAACCCTGACGGGTTCGCAGGTGCGAATCCTGCACCATCCGCTCCATGGCCGGCACCAATATCTACTGGCAAAATGGATGCCGGCCATCTCCATTTTTGGAATACACTGGCAGTATGCCAGTAGAGAATAACGAACAATTGGATGCCGTCAGAGAGGCTGCGCTGAAATGGGTTGATTCCCATTGGAACAAATCCAGGGATTGCCCGGTTTGTGGCGGGAACGAATGGAACGTCGAAGACATCATGCAGATGATGCAGTTCCATAACGGGGCGATAGTCATCGGCGGCCCAACGAGAATCATTCCTGTCGTGCCGGTGGAATGCGTGCGATGCGGGTACACGATGTTGTTCAATGCGATGATCGCCGGACTGATTCATGCTGACGATAAGGAGCATGATGAACGAGAGTCGTGAACGACGGGACGAGTTGTCTTCCAACCGGAATTTTTCGATATCGCAGCGCCAGCGCAAGGAGGTGAGCGTGGAAGTGCTTACCAGTGAAATCGATCACGTGAAGAAGATGGTGGACGATTTGCAGTTGCCGTCGCCTGCGGTTGATATCGGGATTGGATTGTTCTCCGGAATTCTTGTTTCCGGGGTTTTCGCGCTTATCAGCGCCTACAGCGGCGAGGTGCCAGGCTGGTCGTTGAACCTCTCCTGGATGCTGACCGGAATCGGCCTCGCGGGGACGGTACTGTGCGTGCTGTTCCGGTTGAAGCAGAAGAACACCGAGCTCGAAGAGAAGAAGAGCATCAACGACGAGCTTGAACGCTGGAAATGCTCGGAGACGTCAGACGGATTATCCATACGATTGGATCCCGAGCTGTGGTCCAACGTGTTCCAGACGATAGGTCGTGACTTCTCGACCTCGATCATCGGTTCCAAACCCGATAAGAAGGGCTGAGCAAGCGAAATCGCCCAGTACCTTGTACTTTGTAGCCCCGCCTTGGTGCGGGGCTTTCTCATACCAAGGGGAAGTGCATGATGCCACCCACCATCACGCTGCGTATCACCGACAACGCCGACCGGCCGTTGGCCAGCATGGAGGTGCCCGTGCCGTTGAGCGGTGAGCCGGGCGAGTGCGCCATGTTCGACGCCGAACGATTCGAACTATTGCTCGACAAGGGATGCATAGCGTTCCGCAAGGTGTTCGACGATGGCGTCAAGGAGTAACCCGCGCCGGAGCAACGGGCATCGCAGGGACATGCTGCGCGGGCGAGTGCTCGCCGCCTACGATGTGTGCGCCATCTGCGGCAAGCCCGTAGACAAGACATTGAGATCACCGCATCCCATGAGCGCGGAGGTGGACGAGCTCATACCCGTAAGCCGTGGCGGCGACCCGCTGAGCTTCAATAACTGCCGGCTCACGCACCGACGGTGCAACCGGTTGAAGAGCGACAAGAGCGACGAGTACGCGAGAAGACAACTGGAGGGAAAGGCCGAGCAGACTGCGCGGGCGCTGCCGTTCGCGACGGTCGGCCTCGACTGACGCGACACGCCCGGATTGCACGGGGAGGGTCCCCGGAGGGCCCCATGCCGGCCACCTCGGGTGCAGGGCCGATCCCTCCCCGCGGGTTGAAATGGGTGAAACGGGTGACGGGTGAAAGGCGGGTGGGTGATGCGCTGCGAGATCTGCGGCGGAGAATTCCGCCCATCTGGCCATGGCAAACGCCAACGCTACTGTTCGGAATCCTGCCGGAACAAGGCCAAGTACCGGCGCCGCAAAAACGGAGGGGCGTCCACTCCCAGGACGAAGCCGGAACCCGATCCGGTGGAGCTTGGCCGGCGCGAATTCGAGCGGATGATGGACGACAGTCTTGAGGACGTGCTGCGCATGAACCGCGACCGGCTCAAGGCCGCGCTGGATGATCCGGGCACGCCGGCGAACGCGCTGCCGGCCATCAGCCGGCAGCTGATCGACGTGTGCGAGCGGCTGCAGGGCATGAGCGGGCAGGGAGGCCTGTTCGACGACGAGAGCATGGAGGTGGTCGAGGATGTCGGAGCGTCGATTGTCTGAGCTCGCCCGGCATCTGGTCATACCGGACGGCATCGCGGGCAGCGACTTCAACCTGGTCAACCGTGCGGCGGCGCGGATCGGCATCCGGTACGACCTGTGGCAGCAGGGGTTCCTGTACCTGCTGCTCGCCAGGAAGGCGGACGGAAGGTACGCTTGCGGCACTGCGGGCGGCGTGGTCTCCTCCTGCCGGCAGATCGGCAAGACGTTCACCGTGGGCAGCGCCATCCTGCTGCTCGCCGCGGCCAGACCGTTGAAGGTGATCTGGACCGCGCACCACACGCGCACGTCCGACGAGACGTTCGCGAGCCTGTGTTCGCTGGCGGAGCGGCCGAAGCTCAAGCCGTACGTGGCGGGCATCCGCCGCGCCAACGGCCAGCAGGAGATCCGTCTCGGCAACGGGTCGCGCATCATGTTCGGCGCCAGGGAGAACGGGTTCGGCCGAGGCCTGACCGGCGTGGACATGGAGATCTTCGACGAGGCGCAGATCCTGACCGTGCGCGCCTTGTCGAACCTCGTGCCGATCACCAACACGAGTCCGAACCCGCTGATCGTGTTCATGGGCACCCCGCCCAAGCCCGGCGACCCGTCGGACGCGTTCGAGGAGAAACGCACGCGCGCCCTGTCGGCGGGCGGCGTGCTGTACGTCGAGTTCTCCGCCGACAGGGACGCCGACCCGGACGACCGCGCACAGTGGGCCAAGGCGAACCCCTCGTACCCGGAACGCACCGACGAGGACGCGATCCTCAGGATGCGCGAGAACCTGCCGACGGACGCGTTCCGCCGCGAGGCGCTGGGCATCTGGGACGAGACCGCGACAAGCGTGGCCATCGACCCCGCCAAATGGGCGGCCGCGGAATCCATGCCGGAAAACCTGCCGGATGGGGGAACGTTGAATTTCGGCTTGGATATGCCGCCCGACCGCAGCGTGCTGACCATCGGATGCGCGATCCGCTACCCGGACGGTCGGGCGCTCGTCCAGATGGCCGATATCAAGGACGCGCGCCACGACGGCCTGCAGTGGGCGGTGGACTGGCTGGCTGAACGCTGGCTGAAAACGGCGAGCGTGGTTATCGACTCCCAGTCGCCGGCCACGAGCCTGCTGCCCGACCTCAAACGGGCGCACGTCAGGGCCACGGTGACCGGCATGAACGAGATGGGCCGCGCATGCGGCCGGTTCATGGACATGCTCAACGACAAAACACTCATCCACCTGCCCGACACGATGCAACCCCAACTGGCGGCCGCCGTCAAGGGCGCGACCATCCGCCCGATCGGCCGATCGGGCGCGTTCGGCTGGAACAAGCTCGGTTCTGACGTGGACATCAGCCCGCTGGTCGCCTGCACGCTCGCCCTCTGGGGCGCATACACGACAAAACGACACCCCGGACGCAAACAGGAGGTGATGTTCTGATGGTGTTCTACCTCGCCGACGGCACCCCGGTGTCCAGCGCTCCGAAGATCACCGGCAGCAGCTGGCTGGACACCGGATCGGCCAGCATAGGCGCCATCGGAGGCGTCGACGCCGTGGACATGCCCGTCATCCGCGAGCTGCTGAAGGTGTGGCGCGACAAATACCCGCGCAACGCGATCCGCGGAGCCTACTACGACTGCAAGGAACGGTTCAAGGACTTCGGCATCAGCATCCCCGACCGCATCAAAAGCAAGGTCGAGGCGATGATCGGATGGCCCGAACTGGCCGTACGAAGCCTGTCCGACCTGTCCGACCTGCAGGGGTTCAGCGTCACGGGCGACGACACACTCGGCATCAACGAGCTGTTCGACGACAACATGCTCGACGTGACCGCGGGCGAGGCCATCGTCAGCGCCTACAAGCATTCCTGCAGCTTCCTGACCGTGGCCGCAGACCCGGACCACACCGACCGCATCCAGATCATCCCCAGATCCGCCGACTGGTCGGCCGGAATCTGGGACCGGGCGCGCCACCGTCTCGCAGCAGCCCTGACCATCACCCAATCCGACGACGACGGAAGAATCTGCGGATTCAACGTATGGCTACCCGGCCGCAACTACGTGTGCTCCGCACGAATGGGCAAATGGAACGCCGAACGGTATGACACGGAATTCGACCAACCCACGGTGGTCTCGCTGGCCTACGACAGACAGATGGACAGGCCATTCGGCCATTCGCGCATCAGCCGGAGCCTGATGAGCCTGGTCGACGCCGGCTTCCGCACCGTCGTCCGCATGGAAGCCAGCGCCGAATTCTACAGCGTGCCTAAACTGTGGTTCCTGGGCGCGAACAAGGACGCGTTCAGCACGAACACGTGGACCAGCCTCATCCAGGCGATCAACGCGATCAGCGCCGACGAGGACGGCAACATCCCGCAGATCCACCAGGTGCAGCAGGCCAGCATGACCCCGCACAGCGACATGCTCAAGACCATGGCCATGCTCGTCGCCTCGCAGACACGGGTACCGGTCGACTACCTGGGCATCACCCTGGACAACCCGACCAGCGCCGAGGCCATGGCCAGCGCGGAACGACGGCTCACCCGCATCGCCGACCGCCAGAACGTCAGCTTCGGCCGCGAGATCAAACGCGCCATGGGCATCGCCTGCGCCCTACGCGAGGGACAACACGAGATCCCCGACGCCATGCGCGACGTCTACCCCGTGTGGGCGCCCACCAGAGAGATCAGCGACGCCGCCCGTGCCGACGCGTTCACCAAGATCGCCGACAAGGTCACCGGATACGCCGACAGCGACGTGGGCCTCGAACGCCTGGGACTGAGCCACGAGGAGATCGTCCGGCTGAAGGCCGACCAGCAAAGGCAGCGCTCGCAGCGCCACATCGACCAGCTGATCGACAGCGTGACCGGATCCGGAAAGGACGTTGCCGATGGCGGAGAAGGAACGGCCCAGGGCGAATGACCTGCTGAAGGCGGCGCTTGAGAAAGCGGAGAACGACTACGAGACCAATCTCGACAACCTCATCGACGCCGCCACGCAGGCCATCGAGGACGCATACGATCCGGAAACCGGATCATGGCGAGCCGGACGGGATCCGCGAGACATCATCCGGGAGTTCACCAGGGACGCCGGGGAGCTTGCCAACAGCTACTACGAAGTGCAGCGGGGATTGTGGGAACGGTACGCCGGCCTCAGCCTGCCGGAGTTCGACCACGCCGACCCCGTGGAGGCCGACCGTGTCCTGTGGCAGCAGATGAAGGGATTCTCCAACACCGACTTCAACGGCCTGACCTACAAGCAGGTCATGGCGGGCCAGTCCAGGGCCGGCCTGACCATCGAGGACCTGTGGCCCGACCTGTCGAACCCGGACGACGTGCAGCAGCTCATCGCCGACATGATCATGACCTCCACCAGGCTGACCACGCAGCGCAACCTGCGCACCGACCCCAGCGAGCCGAGATGGGCGCGCTTCTGCCACGGCGCGAAACCATGCGCGTTCTGCGTCATGCTCGCCAGCCGAGGATACGAATACCTGAGCAAGGAGACCGCCCAGCTCGGAGGCGGATTCCACGACGGCCACTGCCACTGCACGGTGGGCGTCAGCTGGGGAGCCGACAAGACGATCCTCGACAAACAGCGCGAATGGAAGGACATGTACAAGGCAGCCGTCGCCGAGGCCGGCGACGACCGCGACACCAACGCGGTCATGGTCGCCATGAACCACCTGTACCCCGACAAGCTGAGAGGAGGGGTCTACGAGCTCAGCCGTCCATGGCCCGAAGACGTGGTCCACGTCAGCGGAAGATTGTGGCGGCACATCATCGACGGCGATCCCACCGGCAAGGGCGGCCACGCGGCATGGGCCACCATCGAAGACAAAACCCATTTCCCCGACGATTGGGACGTGGAGAAGATAAAATGGGCCGTGAACGAGACCATAGCCTCACCCGACACCGACGAGCCGGGGGCACGGCCGATGAGCCGGCAGATGACCAAGACCATCGAAGGCGTGAAGGTGCTCGTGAAACTGACCCGCAGGAAGAACGGATGGCGCGTCAGCACCGCGTTCCCGGACGTAGCCGACAAGAGAGGGGTGAACACCTGATGGACATGCAGCGCCGATACCGTGACATGGCCGACAGGCTCAAACCCCTTGCATGGGACCATCTGACCGCCAACCAGCAGGCCATGGTCGACGCGTGCCTGAGCGCGGGGGAGCCCTACGAGGCCATGCTCGACCTGCTATGGGTCGCGGGCGTCAACGGTGCTGACAGGAACCTCGTCGCCGACGCCGTGGCGCTGCTCGACGACGAGGACAAAGACGAATTCATGAAACTGCTCGTATAAACGGCTCACGCTTAAGCACCAAAGCCATCACGGCATCGCCGTGGTGGCTTTTCTTATGCCCGGAAACGGGCGCACTTTTTTCGGCGGCTCATGCCGTCCGGCGACCCTCGCCGCACGAGGGGAGAACGGGAACCGTACCGTGGCGGCCCGTGGCAACTCCACACACGGGACCAGAAAGGCATAGCAGATGTTCATGCACGCATGGAACCACAGCAACCGCATCCGCCTCATCGACGGGGGAGTGCCGGGCGGAGGCTCCGGCGAGGGCGATCCGAAGACGTTCACCCAGGAGCAGGTCGACGCGATCGTCGAATCCCGTCTCGCCAAGGAACGCGGCAAATACAAGGACTACGAGGAACTCAAGGCCAAGGCCCTGAAGTTCGACGAGGCCGAGAACGCCGGCAAGAGCGAGGTCGAGAAGCTCCGCGAGGAGAACGCCGCCCTGCAGAAGCGGATCGACGACGCCGCGGCCGAAAAGCAGCACGCCGAATGGGTCGAGGAGGTCTCCAAGTCCAAGAACGTGCCCGCCGGCCTGCTGCGCGGCTCCACGCGCGAGGAGCTGGAGGCCCACGCCGACCTGCTGTCCGCCGCCCTGCACCCCAAGTCCAAGGCATCACCGATGCCCAACCAGACAGCTACCCCGAACAACCCCAAGACCGAGGACTCCGACGCGAGCCTGCGCTCCTACGTGGGCCAGCTGTTCGGACGAAACGAATAACCGAAAGGACCGATCATCATGGCAATGGACACCACCAAGATCAAACTGCCCCACGAAGTGGCCACCGTCATCACCAAGAAGGCCAAGGACACCAGTACAATCGCCGCGCTCAGCACGGCCGAACCCCAGCTGTTCCTCGACAAGGACTACATGGTGTTCAACGGCAGCAGCGAGGCCGAGGTCGTGGCCGAGGGCGCGCAGAAGAGCAGCTACGAGGAGACCCTCACCCCGGTCGTCGGCAAACGCTTCAAGGTCGTCACCACCACGCGCGTCACCTCGGAGCTCAAGTGGGCCGACGAGGACAACCAGCTGCAGATCGTCAAGAGCATCCAGGACGACCAGGCCAAGGCATTGGGTCGAGTGCTTGACTACGTGGTCTACCACGCGTTCAACCCCAAGCCCAAGACCACGCTCGGCGGGTTCACCGCCCTGTCCGCGTCCGCCGTGCAGGTCACGTCCGAAGGCGACGAAGTGGCCGATATCGACGCGCTGGCCGAGGCCGTGTCCGACGAATACGACATCAATGGCATCGCCCTGAGCAAGACATGGGCCGCTCAGCTGCGCAAGCTGCGCGTGCCGTCCACCGGCATGCGCCTGTACCCGGAGATCCCGATCAATCTGCAGGTCGGCAACCTCGACGGCATCCCCGCCGCCACCAGCGGCACCGTCAACG